GAAAATGTAATAATCATTTCCGGGAGTGGTGCATCTTCTTATGCCGTCAACATGCCCGATAACTTTAACGACAGTATTATCGTACCGTTTCAAAACGATAACCTCATCCCCGACCTTAAAACCCTTTGCCGCCCCTTCAATTGCTCCACTGGCCCGCATGACGGAAGTGGTAGAGCAGTGATAAAATAGCAAAGCAGTAAGCGTGGCTCCGCCGACGGTCACTGTGCAGGTGTCCGTGACGGAATCCAGGCTCGCTATCGTCCCGCGAAGTAGCTCAAAGTTGAGTACATCGCCTATGTCGAGGAAATCATGGGTGGGCATTTTGTTAATAAATCCCTTAGCTTGTGGTGCAAGTCACTGCGTAGGTTACAGCCAGTATATCGTTGTCAATAACAGCGCGAGCCGTCGAGAATTTCTTGGCGCACATCAAAACACCGGTTGTCGCCGTCTTTGCCGCCACCGTGGACAGGAAAGCGCCGTAAACCGTAATACTCCCGGCGATGGTGAAGCTGGCTGTGCTGGCTGCGTTCGTGCAACTTGCCGTGGAAGTGGAAGCGATGGTGTAGGCCGGTTTATCGGTGGCCGGAGAGTCGTAATCCGCATCCTGGCATTCGCCGTATGACCCTGCCGCTCCTAGTTTTGTCGCTGCGGTGTCGCCCAGGGCCGGAGTGACGTTGGTTTTGAAAAGGCCACAATAAAAAATAGCCGCTGCTGCTTTGGACACATTACCGAAGATAATATTCAGTAAATACGCCATGCCCTCAGTTGTGAAGGTATTCCCGCCCTGATCGCAACTGTGAATCAGTTTGCCGTCGCGGTAATGGTCGGTAAATACGTGACCGTGAAAGTTAAGACCGGATTCCCCGATGTGTTTGGCCGCGTACTTCAATTCCGCATCGTCCCTAAAATCAGTTAAATTAATTTCCATAATATTGTTCTCCTTTGTGGTTAAAATAAAAAAGCCCGGAACCACTGAGTTTTCCTCAGTAATCCCAGGCTTAAAAGTGCCGTCGATGACGGTTTGTAAGTACCTGCTATTTATTACTTTTTAAATAATTACTCCCCCTCGCGTCACTGTGCAGGTCGCCGTGTCCGAAAACCCTGCCCGGCTGCCCATCGCATCAGTTCGTTTGTTATGAACGTCGATCCGTCCATTCTTGAAAACATTAACGGTGTCGTCATCCTCAAATCCTTTGCCGCTGCCTGTTGTTCCTTGTTTGAAGCTGGTCAAAAACTGGAATACGCCCTCCAGGTTGCGGTATAAAGAAGCCCCCTGTGCAGGTATGCCCATCTTGATCTTGTTCTTGGTCAGGTTGTAGAGAGTCCCCGACGTAGCGCCGGCCACTATTCCTTCTGTGGTCAACCAAACCGGTACATCGACAACGCCCTTTTCCGATGTGCTTAATGTCGAACTGAGGTCTGGCAGGTTGTTGCAATAATCCAGCGTCCCTTTGATCGATCCCGCCCCGGCATCCGATTGCACCATTTGATCCGGCTCCGTCCCGGCCAGAAACTTCGTCTTGTCTTCCATGCCGACGAACAGGCCAGTGGGTACTTTGGCGATCAGCGTAACAGGCGAATCGAAAGAGAACTTATTGGAAGCCGTCTTGAACCAACCGAGCTTAAAAGGCTCGCTGTAATAAACATCAGATCCCGAACTTCCCCATATCCGGCCAAAGGCGTAACAAAGATTCTCCAGAAACGGCGGTGGACTGCATAAAAAGGATGGCAAGGGTTCTACCGTCGGCAGGTCAACAATCTGACTCGTGGCTCCCACCAGGTAGAAAATACCTTCATCCGCGTCAGTTACCCAGACCAGAGCTCCCGCAGGACGGTTCAATACCTGAATTCCGCCTTCGGCTGTCAACTCAATGTCTGAGATCGGGCCGCTACCGGATAATTCGGTGCCGGAAACATTGGTCATGGTTACGTGGTAATTTCCGGCAGGGAGATTGCCCGAACCGCTGATTAGCATAGGACCGGGAGGAGCGGCCACGCCAAAAGAGGTCACCGTATTGGTGGATGGGTCAAATACTCCCTGCCAGTGTGGGTTGCTGATATAAACTTTCTCGTCAGCTTCGACGTAAGAAAGGGGATAACGCAGCCCGGCCAGTGTGCTGATATTCACCGCGGCCCCTTGGGATATCCTATAGAGAATGCCATTGGCCGCACACAGCATACAATCAGCATTTGCCCAAAGGCTATGCGCTCCCGGTAAATTAACGAATAAAACCTTTCCTTTACGGACAATCAACTCACCATCTAGGCTTACGTCTGCATTCAACACTACCCTTGGCGAGGCAATCCCCTTTTTGGAATAGAATTGCTCGTTGACATTGTTGGCTCCGCTGAATCCGGAAATGTTTATTTCGGCCATTTGTGATCCCCTACCAATCAAATCCGGCATATTTTCTATAACACGGTTGGCGTTCAGGGTTTACTCTTGCCGCGCGTCTCTCCGCCCGGTGTTTCATCTTTTTTGCCCACTTATATGAATGCCTATTGTTTCTTTTCCCGCCCACCCAACCAAAATGTTCAATTTGCTCAAATAGTAGCATATTAATCACCATGAAAAAATAATTACATACTCCCGAAATAATCATAATCGGCATCGGTTCCGTAATACTGCGGTTCGCCATCCTGGCCGACGTAATCGCACATATCATTCATTCGCTCATAAAACCGTCGCGTGTGATACTCAAAACCACGCGATGGTTCCGTTACGCCAGCTTCTAGTTGTTCACCCATGATCTCTTTAATGACCCAGTGCTTTATTAAGTCACCAGCCAGATGATCAGGTATGCCATCAGGCGTGTCGCCGTCCAGCGCCATGGCTACCGGCTTGCGATAGTAATGTAATCCGATATTTGCAGCAGCCGAAGGGATCCCCTGATAGTAAAGCTTTAATCCCTTGATGCACACGGCATAAATTGAACCAGTTTCGGCAAGAGACAAGTTGCTTATCTGCTTCAGAAAAAGGTTGAACGAATAATAACCTCCGCCCCGGACCGGTTCGATCTTATTCCATGACGTGTCAAATACGTTGAAAACATTCCGCTGATAGTCTGTCGGTAGGGAAACATAGGCCAGGCCCGTAGTAGCCACGGTGTCCGATTTGTAGAGGTCAGGTAGAGGCGGAGATGTTGAACCATCCGGCATTCGGATACCCCCGGCAATGGTATTGACCGCCTCATTTATGCAGGATACCAAGTCATAGGAGTCGTCTTTGATTATCTTGTCAATTGCGGATACGAGAGAGGATAATGTGGCCATTGAGTATCCTTTAAGAAATCCCCTCTCCCGAAGAAGAGGGGACGTGGTTTAATGGTTTGCTTACGCTTCGAGGGCCGCCTGCGCTACGGTGGCGTATTCGTCATACTCGATATACACAACCGAGATTCCAGCAGTGCCATTGGCCACGAGTTTAATCACCTTGTCGGTCTCTGTGGCAGAATCAGGATCGAAAACGAGGTCTTTATTGGTTGCGTCCCTCACTCCAACTTCACGGACAAGGCCGGCGGTATTAACGGCGGTAATCGTATTTACGGCAGTGGTATCGCGAGAAGCGATAATCGTGTCGCCCGGTTCAACTGCGTTTGTTTCCCAAGCTCCATACATTCCCGCCACTACGCCGCGGCAGGGTACGGGAATATAACGAGTGCCATCGCTGGCAATATCAATGGGTCCAAGTAACTTCATGGTATTTCTCCTTATTGTTTAGTTGGTTATTGCTCTTTATTACGAGCGCCGCTGACGGATTTTGACGTAATCAATCAGCATCGTCCCGGTTCCAGTGTTCGCAGATGATTTTGCCTTCGATAGATTAAAGTACGGTTGTACCTGCCCAATGGCAGCGGTAAGTCCGGCCATGCTGCCAGTCCCAACAAGAACACCATCAACATAGAATTTGACGGCAGTTTTATCTGTGCAATCTATCTTGAAGGTATTGTAAGTTCCAGCAACCAAAGTCACCCCCGTCGCATTGTCATCATCATCGGTTACATTATCATCTGTCTCAAATAGCAAAGCAGTGTTGGCTGCACTCTCGACCCTGAACCATGCGTTGCAATCAATAGAATCAAGGGTGGTGTTGTGATCCCCTGCAATGCCAAAGACGGCCTGAACGGTTTCCGTGCCGATTGTAGGTAAAACGCTGAATGTCAGGCGAGTTTCAAAAATTAGTCCTTGCTCAATTTTGAAACATTCATTGCCGCTGAAATGCACCGCTCCGACCTCTGCATTGTCGTCGCTGTCAAGTATAATCGCCAGTGCGCCGTTGACGACATCTGCGGATAGTCCAATTGCTGTATTGAGATTGGTTTCAGTGGTTCCCCAAAAAGTAGTGTTATATGCCTCGCCTAAAAAATCGTCAGCGAGGACGATGTAATCTTCACTCGTCTGAAGGAAATCGGAATACGGACGTGACGCCCTTCTCCCGCCTACTGTTAAAACTTTTTCTGCCATGATTTTCTCCTTTACTGGCCGTCCTCAAACAGCGACGGCCCCGTGGTTAAAGGTTAAATTGCGATTATTCCGGTAATCTTATTCCGGAGGTGTCAGATTTGTATGAAGCACCTGCATTTTTCTGTTCGTGCAGAACAGATTTCCCACAAATCTGGTATTGGCAGACATAACATCAGGTTGCCCCAAAATCTCCTTGCTTGCCCAGACCGGAGCGGTGAAATTAAAGTCTTTGTGCGCCCGGAACATCAAATAATTGAGATTAAGGGCGAACAGCCAACCCGTCGGGACACCCGCATCGGCTACGATGTAGGCTCCCTTATGCATAATATGCCGCCATCCGGCTGAAACCATTTCAGCACTGACATCATTGTATCTCTGCTGAGGGTGCAGTGACAGTTCGTACCCATCTTTCAACAGCGTGGTCGTGCAGCAGAAATTCGGCAATTTGCTGTCGATATCACCCATGTTCGGTTCTCTGAAAATGGCCTGCATGGTCTCGAAGCTGATATTGGCCGCTGTGGTGATAACGTTGGATTTCCAATCAGCCATTGCAGATTCGGCGATTGAGCCGTATTCCACGGAAGTAGCGCCTTCGACTCCCAACGCAGTAATGTTGAACAGGTCTAGCAACCCATTGATGCCGTCGGTAGTCCCTTTTGCGCCCATTATCTGGGTAGCCAGGTCAACTCGTGCCGATTCCTTGATGCTCTCCATGTACTGTTTGGTGAGGTCAATAATAGCGTCGCTATTGGAGTTCTTGATTTTATCGTCCAGATTGAGAGTATTAGAACCGTAGGCACCACCCCACCCAAACCGTGCGGCGTCGATGATGTTTTTCTTGCTCTGGTTAATAATCGTATTGGCGCCGTATGCTCCGTGGTTGCTGTTCGCGTATTTCAACGCCACTTCCACCATTTTGCCGCCATCGACTGTTTCGTGTGCTTTTACTTCGAAATTGTCATTTGCGGTAGCATTGGCCATTAACTTCCAGAGCAAAGCCGATGCCTTATTGACAATGTCTTCTGCCCGTCCCTTGTTCATCCAGTAGACGCTGGATGTTGCGTTCAGTTCGTTAATTAGACCCATGATCTTTTCTCCTATTTCTCGGAAACGATTAAGCGCCTCTTGCCGCGGACAGTGCCGCAGCCATTTGCGCGTTTAATTCGTTCCCGGTTACTTTTGGTTGTTTCGTGACCTGTCCGGGACTTTGCCCCTTGACAATCACCTTTCCCGTTGCATCTTTGCCCTGCTGTAGAGCCCGGACACGTTTCATTTCCGCGTTTTCATCGGCCAGGGCTTTCGCCTGCACCGCTACGTCGTCGCGT